TCACACGCTTGTGATGCTATGCGTTACCTTGCAGTTGGAATCCAAGAAATAAATACTAGACAATCTGCACCGCAAAGTGTAGCAGATAGTGATTATAGGATTATATAAATATGGGATTCTTATCGCCGAAAATGCCATCGTTGCCACCAGTGCAACCATTGCCTGAACCACCTTCTACTAAACTAAGTGCAGAAGAAGAAAAACGAATTCAAGAAGAACAAGCTGCAATTCAAAGAAGAAGAAAAGGTAGAGCAAGTACAATACTAACATCTCCATTAGTTGATGAAGCAACGACAGAGAAAAAAACTTTATTAGGAATGTAATATGGGAAGTACAATATCTTCTGTTGGTCAAACTTTTGGAGTAATACAAAAAACACCAAGTCCAGCTCCTGCTCCAGTAGCAGCAACAGTATCATCACCAACAACATCAGAAGTATCTCAAGCAACAGCAACTGACGCTACAGGAATTAAAAGAAGAAGACGTGGTAGATCTCCAACAATATTAACTGGAGCTGCAGGCGTTCAAGAAGGTGCAACTTTAGGCACACCAACATTATTAGGATAACTAATGGGTGAAACAGATTTAGTAAAAGATCTCTTAAAGAGATTTGGAAAATTAGTAACACAAAGACAAACGTGGGAATCGCATTGGCAAGAAGTATCAGATTACATGATGCCAAGAAAAGCAGATGTAACTAAAAGAAGATCACCAGGCGATAAACGATCTGAATTAATATTTGATTCATCACCACTACATGCAGTTGAATTATTATCTGCATCTTTACATGGTATGCTTACTAACCCTGCAACACCATGGTTCTCATTAAAATTTAAAAACATAGATATGATTGATGAAGATGCTGCGAATGAATGGTTAGAAGATGCTACAGAAAAAATGTATGAAGCATTTAACAGATCTAATTTTCAACAAGAAATATTTGAACTGTATCACGATCTAATTACGTTTGGTACAGCAGCAATGTACATTGAAGAAGATGAAGATGACATTGTTAGATTTTCTACAAGACATATTGGTGAAGTTTATATTTCAGAAAACAATAAAGGAAAAGTAGATACAGTATTTAGAAAATTTAAACTTACAGCTCGTGCTGCGATTATGCAGTTTGGTGAACAGAATGTTTCTAAAACAACTAGAGGCATTGCAATGAAAGATCCTTATGAAGAAATTACAATTCTTCATGTTGTATATCCAAGAGAAAATTACGATCCTAGAAAAAAAGATAACAAGAATATGCCATTTGCTTCTTGCTATATTGAACCAGATAATAAACACGAAATATCTCAATCAGGATTTAATGAATTTCCATATGTTGTTCCAAGATATTTAAAAGCATCATTTGAAATATATGGAAGATCTCCAGCAATGACTGCATTGCCAGATGTTAAAATGTTAAATGAAATGTCTAAGACAACAATTAAAGCTGCACAGAAACAAGTTGATCCTCCACTATTAGTTCCTGATGATGGATTTATATTACCAGTTAGAACAGTACCAGGTGGATTAAATTTTTATAGAGCTGGAACAAGAGATAGAATTGAACCATTAAACATTGGTGCAAATAATCCATTAGGTTTAAACATGGAAGAGCAAAGAAGAAATGCAATTAGAGATGCTTTTTATGTAAATCAATTAATGATGCAGAATGGTCCACAAATGACTGCAACAGAAGTTGTACAACGTAACGAAGAGAAGATGAGATTACTTGGACCAGTTCTTGGAAGATTGCAATCTGAATTATTAAGACCAATGATTGATAGAACATTTGCTATTTTACTTAGAAAAAAATTATTTAAACCAGCACCAGAATTTTTAGCTGGTCAAGATATTCAAATTGAATATGTATCACCTTTAGCTAAAGCACAAAGAGCTTCAGAACTTCAATCTATTATGAGAGCAATAGAAATATTTGGAACACTTGCAAATGTATCTCCAGTATTTGATCATATTAATATTGATAATTTAGTTACACACTTAGCTGAGATTGTTGGAGTTCCTGCTAAAGTATTAAATTCTAAATCAGAAGTTAATGCGATTAGACAACAGAAACAACAACAACAAGATCAACAAATGCAAATGCAACAGTTACAACAAATTGCACAAGCTGGTGGTCAAATAGCACCACTTGCTAAGGCATTACCTGAGGAGGCACAAGCACTCGTTAGATCTGAATAACAACTGAAAGGAAAATAAATGGAAGAACAAATAAATAAATTAAAAGATATATATAAAATAGTTTTTGAATCTGATCATGGCAAACAAGTCATGCAAGATTTAGAAAAGAGATGCCACTATAATACTACTACCAATGTAAGAGGTGATAGTCATGAAAGTGCATATATGGAGGGACAACGCAGCGTTCTTCTATTTATTAAAAACATGCTGCTTAATGATAAACTAAAAGGAAAATAAATGTCAGAACAAATACAGACAACTGAGGTAACTCAGCCTGTTGCAACTGAACAAACAACCGCAACAGCAACACAACCAATACTAAGTACAACACAACAACCAACTCAACCACTTTCTGGTAAGACTTGGAAAGAAGCAATCTCTGAAGAGTATAGAAAAAATCCAAACATAGAAAAGTTTACTGAACTTGATGCACTAGCTAAAAGTTACATCAATGCAGTATCTATGATTGGAACAGATAAGATTCCTCTTCCTGGTAAATCAGCAACAGATGAACAGTGGAATGAAGTATATAATAAATTAGGCAGACCAGAATCTCCTGATAAATATACTTTAGAACTTAAAACAGATGTTGCTCCTGTTGATGAAAATATCATCAAAGGATTTGCACAGAATGCTCACAAGCTAGGTTTAAATAATAAACAAGCTCAAGGTATTTTAGAGTTTTATAAATCAACATTAGAGGGTTCAGCAAAAGAAATGGCAGTGAATATGGAAGCTGCACAAGCTGAAGCTGCTAACACTTTAAGATCAGAATGGGGAAGAGCATACGATGAAAATTTAAGAAAAGCTGCATCGGTTGCTAAAACTTATTTAGAACCAGAACTTCTTGATACTCAATTAAGAGATGGAACTAGATTAGGTGATCATCCAAAGATTATTAAAGCATTTGCTAATATTGCTAATCTATTATCTGAAGATAAAATTGTAGGAACAGAAGCTGAAAATGTTCTTCAAGGTAGAGATATTGAAAAAGAAATAGATGAATTAACATCTGATAGACAAGGTGCTTATTGGAATAAAACGCATCCAAACCACAACAAAGTGGTAAATCAGGTGCTTGCATTAAGAGAAATGCTAACGCAATAATTTTATTGCAATAATATAAAAAATACTATATTGCGATTTCTAGGGTGATTTTTAATTAAATTACCTTAGAAATTGTAAGACAATTCTATTAGAACCTTACATGCCTGTTGGAAAGACAACCGACTAACAGTCGTAAAATGCAAGATAGCCTATCTTCAAGGTGGGGAACTTTCTGAAACTAAACTTAAACTTAACTTAACATAAAGGAAATGACACTATGTCAAATCAAATAACAACTGCTTTTGTACAGCAGTACAGTTCAAACGTACAATTACTATCTCAGCAAATGGGATCAGTACTAAGAGAAGCTGTGGATGTTGAGTCGGTAGTAGGAAAGAATGCTTTCTTTGATCAAGTTGGTAAAACAACTGCTCAATTGAGAACATCTCGTCATGCTGACACTCCACAAGTAGATACGCCTCATTCTAGAAGACGAGTAAGTCTTGCAGATTATGAGTGGGCTGATCTAATAGACAATGCAGACAAAGTTAGATTATTAATTGATCCAACTTCTTCTTACGCAAAAGCTGCGGCTGCTGCTATGGGAAGAGCTATGGATGATGTAATCATTGCTGCTTTAGGCGGAACTGCGTACACTGGTGAAACAGGATCTACTTCTGTTACTTTACCTTCTACACAGAAAACTGCTACTTCAGATCAATCAGATGGTCTAACAGTTGCAAAACTTTTATCTGCTAAAAAAATATTGGACTTAAACGATGTTGATCCTAGTTTACCTAGATTCATCGTTTGTGGACCAACACAAATCAGTGATTTGTTAAACACAACTGAAGTTAAATCTAGCGATTACAATACTGTAAAAGCTCTAGCTATGGGACAATTAGATTCGTTCTTAGGATTTAAATTCATTATGTCTAACAGATTGAAATTTGATGCAACTAATACAACTGACAGACTTGTTTACGCATTTACTCAAGACGCTATTAAATTAGCTATTGGTCAAGATGTTATAGCGAGAATAGATGAGAGAGCTGATAAATCATACAGCACTCAAGTTTACTATGCTATGAGCATCGGTGCTACAAGAATGGAAGAAGAAAAAGTTGTTCAAATTCCATGTAACGAATAATAATAACAATAGGAGAATAAAAATATGGCAAGCGTAAAAGCAAATAATATAACAAACCTTGACAGTGTTCCTGTTGTACTATCTTCTTCAGAAGAAGTTGGTGGAAAACTTAGAGTGTTCTACGACAAATATACAGCTGCTTCATTAGCAAGTGGTTCAGATATTACTGTTGCTAGAATTCCTGCTAACTCAACTATTCATGACGTAATCGTTAAAGCTGGTGCTTTAGGATCTGGCGTTACTTTGAAAGTTGGAGATTCAGGTGATGATGACAGATATTTATCTGTTGTTGGAACTTGGAACGTAGCTGGACAATCTCAGTCTATGTCTAGTGGTTCATCTACAGGTGCTGCAACAACTGCAGTAACTGGTTTAGGTTACAGAACTACAGCAAGCACAGATATACTTATTACTACAGGCGGTGCAACTGCTACTGGTGATATTTATAGTTGGGTTTACTACACAGTAGAATAATACTATCTTAAATAGTGGGGACTAATAATCCCCACTGTTTATTATGAAAAAAATCAACGAAGTAAAAACCATTTTACATTTTCAAAATAAAGATTATATCTATCGCTATGTTCTAGTTGATAGATTTAAACATACATCAACTGCACATCATGGTTTTGATAAAGACTTAGAACTTACAGAAGCTGAGATCTTTGCATTGGTTAAACCTAGACAATTAAGACGTAAATATATTATAAAGAAAGATTAATATGGCATCAGTAGTAGAAATTTGTAATGGAGCTTTAAATCAATTAGGTGCATCAACAATCTTAACACTTACAGAAGATTCTAAAAATGCAAGACTTTGCAATGCTAGATATTTAAACGTAAGAGATGCTGTATTTAGACATCATCCTTGGAACTGTTTATTAAAAAGAGTTCAACTACCAGCTGATACAGAAACACCAGCTTGGGGATTTACAAAACAATTTACATTACCATCAGACTGTTTAAGATTAATTAAAATTTTAGATTACGAATCTGATCACG